GGCGAATGTTGCGCTTGCTTTGCAGGATCAAGAGAAGACCTCAGAAGGTGCTTTGGTGGTCACCTCGAGAGAGGTTGAAGAACCTTCCATGAAGGGTTCGATGGCCAGAGGAGAGTTACAATTAGCCGGACTTGCAGGAGATCATCCAGAGTCGTCCTATTCTAGGAACGAGGAGATTGAGTCTTTAGAGCAGTTTCATATGGCAACAGCCAGTTCTCTGATTCAAAAGCAGATGTGTTCGATCGTGTACACAGGCACCATTAAAGTACAACAGATGAAAAACTTTATTGATAGTCTGGTAGCCTCGCTCTCTGCTGCTGTTTCGAACTTGGTGAAGATCCTCAAAGATACTGCTGCTATTGACCTTGAAACTCGTCAGAAGTTCGGAGTTCTGGACGTTACCTCAAAGAAATGGCTGATTAAACCATCCGCAAAGAACCATGCATGGGGTGTTGTCGAAACACATGCTAGGAAATACCATGTCGCCTTGCTGGAGTATGATGAGTTTGGAGTGATCACGTGCGACGATTGGAGAAGGGTGGCCGTAAGTTCTGAATCAGTAGTATACTCTGATATGGCCAAGCTCAAAACTTTGAGGAAGTTGCTCTTGGATGGCGAACCACCGGTTAGCTCTGCTAAGGTTGTACTGGTAGACGGCGTTCCGGGATGCGGGAAGACGAAGGAAATTCTATCGAAGGTAAACTTTGATGAAGACCTGATTCTCGTACCCGGTCGTCAAGCTGCTGAGATGATCAGAAGAAGAGCGAACTCGTCGGGAGTAATAGTAGCCACAAAGGATAATGTCAGAACCGTCGATTCATTTATCATGAATTACGGGAAGGGAGGTCGCTGCCAGTTCAAAAGGCTTTTTATTGATGAAGGATTGATGCTGCACACTGGTTGTGTGAATTTCTTGGTAACAATGTCTCTGTGCGATATTGCATATGTATACGGAGACACCCAACAAATTCCATATATCAACAGAGTAACCGGATTTCCGTACCCTGCTCATTTTTCAAAGCTGGAGGTGGACGAGGTGGAGACACGCAGAACTACGCTGCGTTGTCCGGCCGATGTCACCCATTTCTTAAATCAGAGGTACGAAGGATATGTGATGTGCACTTCTGCAGAAAAGAAATCGGTATCTCAAGAGATGGTTAGTGGGGCTGCCACAATCAATCCAGTATCCAAACCACTCAGTGGAAAGGTCTTGACCTTTACACAATCTGATAAGGAAGCACTGTTATCGAGAGGCTATTCGGACGTCCATACTGTGCATGAAGTTCAAGGTGAGACATATGCGGATGTGTCGTTAGTCAGACTGACTCCGACACCCGTATCCATCATTGCAAGGGACAGTCCCCATGTGCTTGTCGCATTGTCGCGGCACACAAAATCGTTCAAGTACTACACCGTTGTCATGGATCCTTTGGTCAGTATAATTAGAGAATTAGAACAGATTAGTAGTTATCTCCTAGATATGTACAAGGTCGAGGCAGGTACTCAATAGCAATTACAGGTAGACTCAGTGTTTAAAGGTTCCAACCTTTTTGTTGCGGCACCAAAGACTGGTGACATCTCTGATATGCAATTTTACTATGATAAGTGTCTTCCTGGGAACAGTACGATGTTGAATAACTTCGATGCTGTTACCATGAAGTTGACTGACATTTCTCTTAATGTCAAAGATTGCATATTGGACATGTCTAAGTCTGTCGCAGCACCGAAGGATGAGAAAGTGACTTTGATACCAATGGTACGAACGGCTGCAGAAATGCCACGCCAGACTGGACTATTGGAAAACTTAGTTGCTATGATCAAAAGGAACTTTAATTCACCTGAGTTGTCCGGAGTAGTTGATATTGAGAACACAGCCTCTTTGGTGGTAGATAAATTTTTTGATAGTTATTTGCTTAAAGAAAAAAGAAAACCAAACAAAAATTTTTCTTTGTTTAGTAGGGAGTCTCTCAATAGGTGGTTAGCCAAACAAGAACAAGTCACTATTGGGCAATTGTCTGATTTTGACTTTGTGGATCTGCCTGCAGTTGATCAGTATAGACATATGATTAAAGCACAGCCGAAACAGAAGTTGGATACTTCCATTCAAACGGAATATCCGGCTCTACAGACGATTGTGTATCATTCTAAGAAGATCAATGCAATTTTTGGACCGCTCTTCAGCGAACTGACAAGGCAACTACTGGACAGTGTTGACTCAAGCAGATTTTTGTTCTTCACGAGGAAGACACCAGCTCAAATCGAAGATTTCTTCGGAGATCTAGATAGTCATGTCCCCATGGATGTGTTGGAGTTGGATATTTCTAAATACGACAAATCTCAGAATGAGTTTCACTGCGCAGTAGAGTATGAAATCTGGAAAAGACTGGGTCTAGAAGATTTTCTGGCAGAAGTGTGGAAACAAGGGCACAGAAAAACCACTCTTAAAGATTACACAGCTGGTATAAAAACGTGTTTATGGTACCAGAGAAAGAGTGGTGATGTTACAACTTTCATAGGAAATACTGTTATTATAGCCGCGTGCCTAGCCTCGATGTTACCGATGGAAAAACTGATTAAAGGGGCGTTTTGTGGTGATGACAGTCTGCTGTACTTCCCAAAGGGCTGTGAGTTCCCTGATATACAACAGGCTGCAAACTTAATGTGGAACTTTGAAGCCAAGTTGTACAAGAAAAAGTACGGGTACTTCTGTGGAAGGTACGTGATACATCATGATAGAGGTTGTATAGTATATTATGATCCTCTTAAGTTGATCTCAAAACTCGGTGCAAAACACATCAAGGATTGGGATCATCTAGAAGAGTTCAGAAGATCCCTCTGTGATGTTGCTGGCTCGTTGAACAATTGTGCGTATTACATGCAATTGGACGACGCTGTTGGGGAGGTTCATAAAACCGCCCCCCCTGGATCGTTTGTTTATAAAAGTTTAGTTAAATATCTGTCAGATAAGGTTTTGTTTAGAAGTTTGTTTATCAATGGCTCTAACTGTTAGTGGTAAAGTTAGAATTAGCGAGTTTATCGACTTGTCTAAGTCAGAAAGGTTGCTGCCGTCTATGTTCACTCATGTTAAAAGCGTCTCTGTCTCAAAGGTTGACAAGGTCATGGTTAATGAAGAAGATTCTTTGTCAGAAGTCAACTTGTTGAAGGGCGTTAAACTTATAGATGGTGGTTACGTTTGTCTGGCTGGTCTAGTAGTGTCCGGTGAGTGGAATCTTCCAGACAATTGTCGTGGTGGTGTCAGCATCTGCTTGGTCGATAAAAGAATGCAAAGAGCGGATGAAGCGACACTTGGATCGTATTATACTGGAGCTGCAAAGAAAAGGTTCCAGTTTAAGATCGTTCCAAACTACGCAATTACAACTAAGGATGCGGAAAAGAACATATGGCAAGTCCTAGTTAATATTAGGAATGTCAAGATGGCTGGGGGTTTCTGTCCCCTGTCGTTAGAATTTGTGTCTGTGTGTATAGTTTATAAAAATAATATAAAATTGGGTTTGAGGGAGAAGATTACAAGAGTGGATGACGCAGGTCCCATTGAACTTACCGAAGAAGTTGTTGATGAGTTCATGGAGAGTGTGCCTATGTCAGTCAGGCTTGCTAAATTTCGAACCAAATCCTCAAAAAGAGGTCCGAAACATAATAGTAATAATACTAATGAAAGAAAAGGGCGGTCTAATTTCCGTAAGAAACAAGACCAGGAGAGTTATGGAGTTAGTGATAGTTTAGATAATTTGATTGAAGATGATACCGAGACGTCAGTCGCGGGATCTGATTCGTATTAAATATGTCTTACGCTATTACTTCTCCGTCGCAATTCGTGTTTTTGTCATCAGCATGGGCCGACCCTGTAGAATTAATAAATATTTGTACTAATTCGTTAGGTAACCAGTTTCAAACACAACAAGCAAGGACTACTGTTCAACAGCAGTTCAGCGAGGTGTGGAAACCTTTCCCTCAAAGCACTGTCAGGTTCCCTGACAATGTATTTAAGGTGTATAGGTATAATGCGGTTATAGATCCTCTAATTACTGCATTGCTGGGAACTTTCGATACTAGAAATAGAATAATAGAGGTAGAAAATCAGCAAAGCCCGACTACAGCCGAAACATTGGATGCCACTCGCAGAGTGGACGATGCTACGGTTGCGATCAGGTCCGCTGTTAATAATTTAGTTAATGAATTGGTAAGAGGAACAGGTTTCTACAACCAGAGTACTTTCGAAAGTATGTCTGGGTTGGCCTGGACTTCTGCGCCAGCGTCCTAAGTAATAAAGGACGAAAATTAAAGGAAATGTATCCTAAAATACACGTGGTGCGTACGATAACGTACAGTGTTTTTCCCTCCACTTAAATCGAAGGGTTTTGTCTTGGAACGCGCGGGTTAAATATACATGGTTCATGTATATCCGTAGACAAGTAATAATGCGTGGGATTCGAATTCCCCCGGAACCCCCGGTAGGGGCCCC